TTACAGCTTGCTTGTAAAGGTGCTGTCCTCGTAGTAGTTGGCTTTCTGCAACCTCTTATATCCATTCGGGAACACACATACAACGTCCTGCAAATAAGCAAATTCTTCGGGCTTGACGTATGTTCCAACCAGCTTTGAACACCATTCCTGCGTGGTCGGTTCGCTGGCTTTCAGAATAACCTTGTATGAACAGTTGTCCGCTATGACTTCCGCAACGTCCTTTCCGTAAATGGCGTTAAGCTGGCTCTTGCTCTGAACGATAAGGGAAATATGTATTTTCTTGCTATGCAAGGTTGCAAGCCCGTTACTGATAGCTTCGATTTTTTCCAAACGTGGGACCTCGTCTATAAGGAACAGGATAGGCGTTGTATTGCCCTCTGCTCTGCGCTCAAACGACTTCAAGAACTGATTGCACATCATTCCTAAAAGGGCTTTCCACTCGTCCAGCTTATATTTGGAATACAGCAGTAAATGTCATAGCCGCTTTCAAGGTCTGCTGGCGTGATACACGACCCCTTGCCCGATAATGCCCTCTGTAAATCATCGCTTGTCGCAAATACCGTGATATGGTTCGATAACTCCGCATACACGCCCGAAAGTGTCTTATCGTCCATGCCGCAAAACTGCATGATTTCCATTTTCGCCTTTTCGTTGGTGTCTGCTACAATCTGCTCTATCAATTCCTTTGTCGGTATGCTCTTAATGTATTTCATGGTGCTTGAAAAACTCTCTCCTAGCCCTTGAAAATAGATTAAAAAGCCCGTAAGCATATTCTGTGCACCCTTTATACAAAACGGGTCTTTTACGTCTGCTGGCAAAGGAACGATTGACATTGCAAGCTGGTCGGCGGCACTAGATATATCATCAGCATTTTTCAGCAGATAGAACGGGTCATATCCGTATGCTGTGGTGTCTGTCGGATTGAATACCTTAATCTGTGCTTCTCCCCTTGCTTTCTTGGTCTTTGCGTATAATTCGCCTTCAATATCGATTGCAAAGACACGCTCTTTCCAACTCATCAGCGTAGGGATTGCAACCGCCGCCGTTTTTCCGCTTCTTGCGCCGCCGACAATCAGAATGTGTCCGTCTGTGGTTTCGGGCATGGTGACATATTTGCCGCCCTGCTTACCGAACACAACGCCCGAAAGGTCTTTTGCGGTTTTGAGTGCAACGATATCTCCGCCCAGCTTCGCTTCAAATCCTTTCTTCTCCTTTGTCTTAAAAATCAGCTTTAAGAAACTGAAAGACGGGTCTTTTTTTATGCTACGAACAACCCTCTGTAAAACCACATATCCCACTATGATAGGACAAATTATAATTCCCATGTTCTCACGCTCCTATCTGTCACGCCCTATTTCGTGCGTTTTGCTCTGTTCCTGTTTCTTTAAAAAGAACACCCGTCCACTTCATCATATAGGATATAACTACCAAACTTGCAAATGGTATACCCTTAGAAGCAAAGCATAAGGATCATCCTCTGTCCGGTAACTGGGCTGGACACAGAGAATGCCATATACAACCTTTCTCCTCTTCTCCTCGTAAGAATAAGATCATGTAGTGTCATGTAATTATTGGTTATCCTACTTGCAAAAAACTATTAAGATCGACAAAAAACGGGTCAAAATAGTTACTTTGTCTCTTTTTTTATTTGCCAGTAAAATAGGGGGATAATTTATTTTAAGGAGGCTGAAAATGCAATATTTAACACCAAGCGAAAAGGAAAAATTATTAAGAGCAGTCTACTCTGAGACAGGCAAGCATCGAAAGCGTAATATCGCAATTTTTGAAGTAGGTCTTTACTGCGCTCTACGAGTTTCTGAAATCAAAGGATTAAAAGTGGCCTGCTACGATTGGGACAGGAAGACGCTCTTTTGTTACCGGCTAAAAGGATCTCATGCAAATACCATAAAAATAGTAGATTTGCATGTTGTAAAAGCACTGGAAGATTACTTAAAAGAACGCACTGAGCGAGGAATTGACTCCCCTTATCTTTTTATATCACAGAAGGGTAACCCCATATCCCGCCAAAGAATGGACGCAATGATAAAAGAATATGCTAAAAACACAGATATTCCTGTGGAAAAAAGACATATACATGTCCTAAAGCATACAAGAGCAATAGATCTGGCCGAACTAGATCTTGATTTGGATGACGTACAATTCTGGCTTGGACATAAAAATATCGCAAACACGATGAAGTACTTGGCCTATACTACAACGCTGAAAAGAAAACTCTTTATGCAATTATCACTTTTAGAGGGATGTAAATATGAATCAAGATTTTTCAATTTAAGTGAAATCCCTGCTTCCGGTTTTACAGAACTTGCTGATCCTGATTATGTACCAGAGAATCAGGATAATGACTTATTATCATTACCTAATTTACACTGAGAGAAAAGAAAGGATAAACACCATGACAAAACAGGAAATTAATGAAATCAAGAAATTATTTACAGCAAAGAATTGTTCCATCACCAGGATCTGCGGATGCTACGTGGATGGTGAGAAAAATAAGAAGACCGAACTGAATCAGGCCTTTCTGGCACTTCCGGAGGAAGAGATGTTCAAATACTTTGAAATTCTGCGCAAGAGCCTGTCCGGGTCCATCGGTAAGAACCTGCTGAACCTTGACTTCCCAACAGACAGCGAGATCGATGGTGGAACGCAGAAATTTCTCTTACGTCTGCGGGACAGCCGTCTGAAGGACGATGCTCTGCTGGAGCAATTCTACAACCGCATCATCGAATCCTATGAATATGTAGGCAACTATCTGATTCTACTGATCCACGATGCCTACGATGTACCGGGACGTACCAAAGACGGCATCGAGATGGACGATGCCTCTGACGAGGTGTACGAGTACATACTTGCCTGCATCTGTCCAGTGGATCTTTCCAAAACAGGTCTGAGTTATAACGCTGCAGAAAATACTTTTCAGAACCGTATCCGAGACTGGGTGGTAGGCATGCCGGACGCAGCTTTTCTGTTCCCCGCTTTCAATGACAGAAGCACGGATCTGCACAGTACGCTGTACTATTCCAAGGATGCGGAGGAATTAAAAGAGGACTTCGTAGACCTGATGCTTGGTTGTCCGCTTCCGCTGTCTGCCGGCGGCCAGAAAGAGATCTTCCAGGCACTGGTGGAAGAGACACTGGGCAACACCTGCGATATCGAAACGGTAAAGAACATTCATGAGAAAATGAATGAGATTTCCCAGGAACATAAGGAAGATCCCGAACCCGTGGTACTGGATAAGAATGAAGTGAAGACCATTTTCGCCTGCAGCGGTGTGGCGAATGACCGCATGGAGTTCTTCGACCAGTGCTTTGATGCAATGGCCGGAGAAGATACTTCCCTCATGATGACCAATGTCTACAATCCTCGCAGCTTCGAAGTAAAGACGCCGGATGTGGTCATTAAGGTCAATCCCGAGCGCACAGATCTCGTCAACACGAAACTGATCGACGGCAGACAATGCCTTGTCATCGAGCTGTACGGCACTGTCGAAGTCAACGGCATCGCCGTAAACCCTATGTAAATTAGGATTTAACAAAGGAAGGTGAAAGTGTGAAAAGCATATTAAAGTATCCGGGAGCAAAGAATCGTCTTACACCTTGGATATGCGAATACATACCGAAGCATGATGTTTACGTAGAACCTTTTGCTGGTAGCTTGGCGGTGTTTTTTAATAAGCAGCGTAGTCACATTGAGACAGTTAATGACATCGATGAAGAAATAGTAAATTTCTTCCGCATATTGAGAGATCGAAGTGACGAACTGGAACGTGCGATAGAATTTACACCATTTTCCCGGTCAGAGTATAAGGCAGCTTATGAACCATCTTATGATGATCTAGAGAGAGCAAGACGATTTGCTGTTAAATGCTGGATGGGATTTGGGTGCGGGAATTTGTACCAGAATGGTTTTAAATCAGGCCAACAGACTAATTCTCCAAATCCGGCCAGAGCGTGGAGCGAACTTCCTGAAATAATGAAACTGGCTACTGAGAGGCTAAAGGGAGTTCAAATTGAGAATTTACCGGCTTTAGAATTGATAAAAAGATATGATACGGAAGATGTTTTTATTTATGCAGATCCGCCGTATTTACACGGAACTCGGAAAAATTATCTTTATAAACATGAAATGAAGGATGCAGATCATGAAAAATTGTTAAACGTGCTGGTTAAACATCCGGGAAAAATTCTTCTATCAGGATATGATAATGATATGTATAACGATGTACTTCAGGGATGGAATAAGGTTCAGAAGAATACCAGAGCAGAGGGAGGACGTGCAAGGACGGAAACACTGTGGATGAATTATGAAGTTGAAAACGGACAGATATCGTTAATCATGTAAACTGAAATATTAGAATTTAGTGGAGGTAGAGAAAATGAAATTAATGATTACAGACACAAATGGAAACAAGATTTTTAAAATGATAAGATGTATAATCGTATAAAATCACATAATGTAAGTGAAATACATTATAAGAACTAAATTAGACATTTAAGAAAGAGAGGGCAATATGAGCAATATCAATGATGTTAAAAATATTATGGAGTTGGACAGATGGTTTCCTATGTGCGATGTAGGCGAAATAGGAGAAGATTATATTCACTTAATAAGTTGGAATGAAGATATTCCAAAAACCGATTTTGATACAATCGCAGAGTTAATTGCTAATGACGGCTATGATGTATCTGCTTTTGAGTTGTTGGAAATTCCACACCCGAAAGTATTTTGCTTTGGAAATGAAGAAAAGGGAGAATATTTTGATGTTGTCAAATTCTTTGATGATAAGTGGCAATTTTCATACATAGAAAACGGTTCAAATAAATTAGCCCATTCAATCGAAGAAGCAATTATGAAAAATGAATGGCTTAAATAACGATTTAAGGAGAAACAGAATATGGTCAGAAGTGTAGATATATTCATCATAAACGGAGATAGCTTTATTAATTATTGCTCAGACAATGACTTTAATTATACAATTTATATTGGACAAAAGTGTAAAGTTTTGAGAAATGAAAAATGTTTTATAGGTACGCTGTATGAAGTAGACTCAAACAAAAATACATTCTCGATAAAGCAAAATAATGGAGAAATATTAGAAATAAATTGTGCTGATGTAGAAGAGATTTTCAGCGAAGAGGAAATTGGAACGATAAATTAGGATTTAGCGGAGGAAGAACATGAGTATAGATAACGGAGAAGTGAAGTATTATCAACCGAGATTTGCAAAATGGATTCAATCAGCGAAATGGGATAGCATTGCTGAGAGGTTATCTGAAACAAGCATGTCTCTTATTACACAGGTTATGAATGCAGAAAAAGATGGAGACTGTAGTTGGATTGTATGGCATGAATGTGATCATGTTCTTGAGAGCATTAGAAAAATTGCAAATCGGTCAAACTGAAATTATAAAACGATGCCTTCTTAGGTATCGTTTTATTTTACTTTTTATATATGTTATGGTATACTATACCATATAAAGGAAATGGAGGTACATTGATGAATAGCAACCAGATGCTGGTAACTTTTGATGAATATGAAGATAAATGGCAGCAATGTTTAACTGCTCTCGAATATGACTATACTCTTTCGTTTCGTAGCGCCTGTAAGATCTTAAAATGCGACCGTAGCTGGGTACAAAAATATATTCGTCCAAACGTACATTACATATATCTCTCTACCGGCGCAGGCAGAAAAACCACCAGCTATACAAAACTGGCTTCCAAGGCAATTAATAAGGAACTGACGGAAAGTATCTGGTTTAATACCAAGGAATTTGATACTCTGATCAGGAAATCTATCAGCAGCTGCACCCGACAGACAATATTAGTACCGGTAGAGCACCTTATTGCAGCTGATAAACTTTCCGACTTTCTCACAGAGTATAAAAAACTGAAAACCGAAAAAGAAGCATGTGATCCTGTGAAAGACATATTAAAGAGAATCGAAATCATTCAATCCATGGATAAATTGATCCAGGCCTCTGTAAACACTATTGGTAAAGAGATCTATTCAAATTTACCCAGCTGCTATAAGCGCGGAGCCTGTCCAGTAGTAAAATGTAATCTCCCGGAGTTTCAGCTGGCCGATATGATCTCCGTACATGATCTGAAGGATTATGGCGATTGTGATGAAGAAATCTATCGTCAGCTTTTCCTTGATGGCTGCTATCGGTTGGAAATAAATATTCCCGGAGAAAATGGAATTTTGTCGAAAAAGGTATATTATTTAAAGCCGGAACCACCTAAAGACAGCGTAGAGCTTATCCCCATCTCCTTTCAGGACTATTTGAAATGGAATCTATAAGAGTCTGTAGATAAAGGTGAAAAAAAACAGTTAGGCTCCACTCCACCGGAGTCAAAAATGAATGATAACTATAAAATTTTGGCTTATTGTGGTATTTCTGCCACTATGCTATAATAACAACGTTGTCGCACCCAATCTGGCAACAGAAAGGGGGTGCTTACGTGGATTTACTTATCTCATTTCTTGTTTCCATCGGAGCTGGTATAGTTAGCTACTATATCTGCAAATGGCTAGATGGCGACGATAGCGACAATTAGCCTGCGGATGCTCTACCGTTCAAAAAGAGAAGAACACCTACGAGCTGGCACTCGTAGGTGTTCGTTTTTGTGCTTACGCACTTATCTCATTTCTTAGCTGTCGCTATTATAACATATTCAAACAGCTATTTCAAGTATTCCCTACTTCCATATATTCAATTGTTGTATGTAAAATTTATTTAGACAGAGGGGCGTACCGTTCAGCTGCAGGAGAATTTACATACAAGTGTATACCAACAGTAAAAAAGCAGAAAAAGAAAGGAAGAAAAAAAATGATTGAAATTGTAAAAATCGTTGGTATCAAGAAAACATTAAAGAAAGACACAACAGATGTGTTCTACTGGAACATCTTTTATGAGCAGGCATTTTCTGAATACGATACAGAAAGCGCTGTTGAGATTTACGGCAAACAGACCGGTATGGAATTTGCCCGTGAGGATTTTGGTATTCATGTAGGTGATGAGGTAGAGTTTCTCTATTCCAAGGGCTTCCAGGGTAAAGCAGTATTAACTGGGGTCAAGATTGTGAAGGCTGCACCTGCTTCCAAGACCAAGGATGATCATTCAGATTATCCACCATTCAAATAAGGTAATGGCATTAATTGTTCATTATACATGCACTGTATGTGCAGGGGAGACCCGGTCTCCCCATTCTCCTAAGAATTAATTAGCTGATTATATAAAAAAAATTGCATATTTGTGAGAGTCGCAATCTAACAGATAATGCGGAAAGGACGGTATGGCTTATGTTAACTCCTATGGTAGCTGCTGCGGAAGCGGTAATTGATGTTTCCCTTGTAACTGAACTGATTAACCTGGTTAAGTCCGTATGTGGTCTGTTCACCATTTTCCCGCTTAACGTATTTCTGATTGCATCCCTGGTATTTGTAGGTTTCAAAATCTTCAGATCCGCCAAGGGTGCTGCGAAGTAAGACAAGCTTGGAACCTTTACCAGGTAGAGAAAATCTACCTGGTATTTTTTTTACTCAAAAGAAAGTGAGGTTTTTTATGAAAAAAGAAACTTTAGAAAAGATTCGTAACTTTTTAGAATATCTTTTCGTATTATTTATGTCTATCCTGATCATGTTGATTACGTTTGGTTCTCTTCATGTACATGCTGGTTTTGTTGATTCTATTCCTGATAACTATAATGCAGTTAATATGTCTGCATATAATTCATTTTGTTTAAATGATGGTGAATCATCTTCGAAGTATCCTGATTATCCTTATAATATATCTGAAAATATTACTATGTATGTTCCTGATGATGTGTTTGTTGGTTGTTATCAGAAAAATGATTATTCTAATTTTAATGTTTCAAATGGTCCTGTTAGTTTTATTTTGTTAAGTAAACAACCTTTTACTAGTTATTATTATGTTAGCGGTGGCTCTAATGATGGCAAAGTCTGTGCTTCTGTTGCTAATTATAATTCGACTTATGGTTTTTATGCTGGTAGTACTATTTTTAAGCATTCATACGGTGTTGATGGTCAATCTCAATTTGATTATTCGCATGTTGATGATTCAAAATTTAGCCACACGATATTTAGATATTCTACTGATGATGAACTTTATCAGTATTTTTCAGATGTTGCTGCTGGCAAAATTGATAATACTAACAAGCCTGATATTGACAATCCTGACTTTGAAGATACGGCTTATGCTTTTACCGGGTTTACTGCAAACAATAAGATGACTGCTACCTGGACTGGCACAACGGAGCGGAGCTACCTGCAGAATCAGGAAGTTGAAGAGTATGTAAGGGTAAATTATTACTTTGCGGATAAGGAAGCGCAGGACACGATAAAGCAAGCGGATGCGTACCCGGATGAATTTGCTACTGCAGATAAAACGTTGACGATTGATGTATCAGGTCTGAAGTCTGATGATGAGAATTGGTTTCTGCGGTACATCCGGATCACACCATGTTATAGGCAAGCCGGGTTAGGTGCGTGGGGTGATTTTTACCACGGTGAACCTTCGTATGTTTATTTTAATCAGGACGGTAGTATTGATAGAATTGATGCTCCTTATATAAAAGGTGAACTTTCAATTGATATGGAAAGACCTGTAATAGTACTTCATGAAGCTGCTAATGGTAATCCTACTGAATCTGATTTTTCTTATTTTGAATTTAATAATGCTCAGAGTGATTATTTTTTTGAAATGAAAGGTAGATGGTATACCACTAATGATTTTGATTTATACCGTGATAAATTAGTTTGGAAATATAAGTATTCTACTTTATTAAAAAATAATCTTTCCACGTGGGTTTCTGTTTCAGATAATCGTTCTTCTGTTGGAAGATTTCAGTTTGATGTTTTGGGTAAATCGTCCTGGGATAATTTGCTTTCATCGTATCCGGTTGATGATAGAAATTATATTGGTGGCTCTTATAATCTCTTTAATAAAATAACTGGGTATAGTGATGCTTTAGAAACTTTGAAGATGTTACTAAAGCAGCCTTATTCTTTATTTAATGGATATGAGGTATATGTTAGGTATTTTCGCTATGATGAAAATGGCGGTATTCAGTATTCTAAATGGACACATTTTTATAATAATCTTGCTGATTCTGACGGCTCGTCAGGTTCTAGGCTTGATGATCTCGATAATATGTATTCTGAAAATCAGTCAGATAAAGGATTAACTGATGATGAATTATCTGATCTCGAGAATGGCGGAAATTCAAGAAATGATTTAGATGCTGTGCCGAAAAATAATTATGATTATTCCAGTTTGGAAAATGCCACCATGAACTTCTTTGACCTATTGAAAAATTTTGGTACTATGTTGGGTCAATTTCCATCTATGGTGGCTGCTGTGTTTGGTTTTTTACCGCCTTGGCTTATTGGTCTTATTGCTGTTGCTATTGGTGCTGTCATTGTTTGTAGGTTTATAGGTAGGTGATCACTTTGAAAGAATTAAAGCTTGTTATTGATTTTTGTATCCGTGTTCTCTCTATTGATCTTAATATAGACGGTTATCATTTTACTTTAGCTAATGTTATTATTTATGGTTTGGTTGGTTTTATAATTTTATACATTCTTTTTAGAACTTTTCGTTAATTCCAGCCTTCCATTTCCTTTTTTAGTTCTTCTTCCGGTGTAATATGTTTTATTTCCGGCATAAGTTTAATATCTCTGTAAGCTTCTTTTATTGCATTTTTTGTAGCTGCCTTTACTGCAGTATAAATAAACAACCAAATTAGAATTAATATAATTAATCCTATAAAAAGTGCTGTTCCTAAAGATGCAAAGATAATATCGTTGACGCTCATTGTTTTCCCCTCCGTATGGTGTTTTTCTTTATCCTACCATACACCGGGGCATCTATCAAGAAAGGTTGTTAAAATGAATGAATGAATATGAAAATATCGAGACTGTTGAAACTGTTGAAAATGATGATCAGGGAACTTCCTTGGATGTTCCTGGAGCTGATGATCCTGTATTATCCGATAGCACTGGCATTGAATCCGATATGGTACAAGATGCCGGATCTGTTGCGGAAGAATCCCCTACTGAGTCCGTGGATTCAGGAGAATCCGGAACAAATGTCTACGTTATGGATAGTGATGGTAATTATATACCTTTTACTGTCGCTGTTTCGGAACCTGCGACGGAACAAGTTCAAATACAAAATTTATCTGCAAACGATTTTGAGCCTTATTTTTCGGCAATAAATTACAGGCTTGATACCATTATTTTCCTGCTGCTCTCTTTTTGGGTGATCAAAAGGTTAAAAATTACAGTTGCTAACATGACTGGTCGCAGCCTGGATGGCAGGAAGGATGTGTTAGATAGATGAGTCCGTGCGCTAATTTTACCTGCAGGTTAAAAGGATCCTGCATCAATGAAGATAACCATTGTCATGATCTTATTGGTTGTCGTGTGATCCGCGCTGGGGATGATGCCCAGCGGTGTAAAATGTGTTACCTGGTTAATAGTTGTCGTTATGCAAAGGAGATTATGAAGAATGGAAAACATAATTAATTATATCTGTAACGGATCAAATGAATTTACTCCGGCTGTGGTGGTCGGTCTGATCGTGTTTTGTTTGGTATTAGAAAGCATCAGCTCCATAGCTGCTAACTGCTTAAAGGTTGGGCGGTGATCGTATGCTTGAATTGTTATTATTTATCATTGTTTTCGCCTGCATTATGTCGGTCTGTGTCCGTGTCATTGTAACGCATCCGATCAGTACCGTGTGGTATGGTGTGATTGATCTGTATAAATATTTCCGGTTCCATCGGTGGGATGAATGCGCTACCGGTACGATCTCCTGCTATGTTGGATTGTTTGGCAAGGGTAAAACCTTATCTGCAGTACATAAGGTCGTATCCTTGTATAAGCGGTACAACGACAAGCGTATTTATGACTTTAACCGTAAGAAATGGGTTACCCAGAAGATACATATTATCTCTAATGTGTCGTTGTCTATCCCTTATGAGGATTTTGTATCTATGGCGCAGATTGTGGCGGTTGCTGACCGTATGCGTGCCGTGGATGAAAAAAACGATACTTTGACCTGCACTATTGTGCTGGGTGATGAATTTTCCGTACAGCTTAATTCCCGGAGCTTCAAAAGTAATATTGATCCTTTGTTCCTGAATACTCTTTTGACCTGCCGTCATCATCATATTAGCCTGATCTATACATCACAGCGTTTTAATCATGTAGATGCTCTGCTCCGCCAGGTGACCAGCTATGTCTATACATGTAATAAGATATGGCGAATCATGGTACATGAGCAGTACGATGCTTTTGACCTGGAAAATGCTTCAGATCCTACGCTGATCAAGCCGAAAAGGCGTTTCGGTTGGTTTATCAGGGATGCTGCATTTAATGCTTATGATACCCTGGCTTGCGTTGGCAATCTTACGAAGTCATGCAAAGAGGGAGACATGCTCACGGAAGAACAGATCCTCGATCTGCAGCGGAATAACCCTGCTAATCTTGATGGCGTGGTTAATCCGTCCAGGAAACTAATACGTGCCAGCAAAAAGCTGAGAAAGTAGGTATTTTATGGATGAATTTATATATTCTCTTTTATCTTATCGGGATTATATGCGTTTTGTAAAGCCTTCCAGTTCTCCAAAAGAATACGGAATATTTCTGTTTAATAGGCGAAAGAAACGCAACAGCAAAAAAACAAGAAAGTAGGTGTTTTTATGGATACTAAAATAAAATGCTCTGAATGTGAATATTGCAAATTTTATCATTCCCGGTATGGTAATCGGAAAAGTTGTTTTTGTGAACATCCGGATCAGGAGTATATCATGCATTATTTTTCAGATCGTGATATCCGGTCTATGCCTGGTTTTATTGGTTATACCGGGTGGAATGATAGTATTGTTCCTTGTAAATATACTCCTCGTTGGTGTCCCAGGAAGAAAGGCGGTGTGTAAGTATGGCTCTTGCTATTGTTTTAGTAATCTGCGCTACTGTGATTGTAGTGATTTATATGTTATGTCGTGTCCGTGAAAGGGAACAGGATCTGGAGGACGTGTATGAAGATATTTCTTTGTTACGTGTTTCGGTGGATCGTTTTAATTCGATCGAGGAAGTCAATGCAAATAATCTCTCTTGTTTGTCTGATCATTTAAAACACGTTGATGAGGAAATCGATGAAATACAGAACGAGTTGTGCAACCGTTTGTAGCTTGCAACGTGCACTTTACCCTTTACGGTAGGGGGCACCCGGTTAGCCTTGTGGCCAGGGACAGCGCCCACAAGCGAAGCGGGGCGCGTCCTTGGGCGCAAAGGTCCCGCGGTGCCGGGTTCCTGCCGTCAAGGGCGTTGCCTAGGGTTAGTATTACCCCTAGGCAACTTTTGTAACGTGTAACAAAACTCTTGTAAGTATTGTATTTACTGAATTTGCACTGTTACAAGTACTTGTAACAAATGGCTGTTACAATATAACTTTTGTAACAAAATGGAGAAGCATATGGAGAGCAAAAAAGATACCAGTTGTCGGAAATGGATGATCACTATCAATAATCCATTGGATAAAGGCTTTACACATGAAAAAATTAAAGAAGTGCTTTCTTCTATTCGGTCTCTTGACTACTGGGCTATGTGTGATGAGATTGGAAACGAAAAGCATACTTTACATACACACATTGTTATTCATCGTGGCGGTCAACTTCGGTTTAGTACTTTACAAAAAAAGTTTCCCCCTGGATCACAGCTTGATATGCTCCGGGGTACATTGCAACAAGCAAGGGATTACATTCGCAAAGAGGGAAAATATAAAGGTACTGCGAAAGAAGAAACAAATTTAAAAAATACGTTTGAAGAGTCTGGCATTGTTCCGGACGAGCACCAGGGACAACGGAATGATCTAGTTGCCTTGTATGATATGATTAAAGATGGAAAAAGTAATTATGAGATCCTTGAAGATAATCCAAACTATATGATGCAGCTGGAGAAAGTGGAACGGTGCCGGGAAATACTCCGGTATGAACAGTTTAAAAATATAGTTCGTGAGATGCATGTGGAATACTGGTTCGGTGATCCAGGAAGTGGCAAGACTTCCGGAGTATATAAATTATATGGCGGATACGATAAAGTTTATCGCGTGACTGATAACCGGAACCCCTGGGATGGATATAAGGGGCAAGATGTTATTTTGTTTGATGATTTCCGTGCTTGCGATTTTGATATCAATATATTGCTTAAGTGGCTGGATATTTACCCTCTTGAACTGCCGTGTAGATATAATAATAAACAAGCCTGCTTCACGCACATATATTTTACAAGTAACATTTCTTTTGACCAGCTTTTCAGAACTGTGCAGTCAGAAGATGCCAGTACCTGGAATGCTTTTTGCAGACGCTTCAATGTGATCAAAGAGTTTCGGGACGGAACGCAGTTTGATTATAAGGGATATGATGATTTTTTGAAAAATAGATGGTTGCCACTTGACGATTCCGTGGATTGGTTCCGTAAGAATTATGGTGTAAAAGTTTAGAGGGGCTTGCGCCCCTCTTCTTATTTTTCCTTTTCGCTTTTCTGTGGGTAACTCAGACCCAGTATTGCCATCAGATTTCTGTATGCTTCTAGTTCTGTTTTTCCCTCTGCGTATTGCTGATTTAAAAATCTCTGCATTTCAATAGCTGTCATTTCTTCATCCATAACCTGCACCCCTTTCTTGGGGATATTATAGGTTTTTTCCTTTCTGTTTGTCAATATTACAATCTCCAGCTGATACACTTCTCTAAAAAATCAGGGTCACATTGTGCCATTATCGCGCCTATGGTTTCAGATGCTTTGCTTTTGTCTGTATATCCCTCACATATTTCATTGATTCTATCGAGTCTTTCTTTCATTATTTCACATCTGATTTCCAGTTCTTTTTTTGTCATGTTGTTCCTCTTTCTCCCCGTCCTGCCGATAGGTCAGCAATTATTTATATTTTTTCTACGTAGATATATTCTTGGTTTCCGTTGTCATCGGTGTAGATCCCGTCGTACATTTCCCATATTCTGTTTGCTCCTGCTTCTGTGTAATTTTGGTTAAATAACTGTTTTCCGCTTTCTGTTACGATCCTATAATTTTCTTTTTTGGCTTTCTTCATTTTGTTACCTTTCCGGCTCCGGCGGAGCCTATCACGTTTTTGGGTTTCTGCTCTGGGTTGTTGGTTTTAGTTTTTCTTCCTGGGTCTTTCTGCTTCCATCATCTCCTTTTTTTATAAATTCGTTTTCGGTGTATCTGTCTTGGGCGTCTGAATAATGGAAAATTTTTCTCCTGGGAAAAGTCAAGAAAACTATAAAAATTATTTTTTTCGATTTTTATAGTTAGATAAAAATTCATTACTTTGAATTTTTACGGTTCTTTACTTGGACCAGGTGAAAAATTATTATTCAGACTGATGCACAAGACACATCGAAAATGAATTGAAAAGGAGATGTACCGGAAAGACCAGGAAGAAAAAAGCCCCTTGAGGGGTTTGGGGTGTTTAATTCTTTTCATTGGGAACGTAGTGACCTTTGAAAAGTTTCCTTCCGTATCCCGACTGACTGGACTATCAGGATCAGATATATTTATCAAGGTCAGCGCAGCTGTTCATTTTAACCTTGATAAATATATCTGTGATCCTGATACCCTCGAAGTATGAAAGGGGGTTCAGTCATGAAATACCTAACGGAGAAAGACAGATACCTGATTGAAAAGTTACACCAGGAAAAGACACCGGTAGCAAAGATTGCGGAGATGATCGGATGCTGCAGAGCTACTGTCTACAATGAAATTAAAAGAGGTACTTTTATTGCAAGGGGTAAGTTGTGGCAGGATGAAAAACGCTATGGTTATGATGTAGGACAGCGGATCCATAAGGAAAATATGAGCCGTAGAGGTCGGAAAAGAAAATTATCTGCTGATGATCCTTTTCTTTCTGACGTGGCTGCTTTGATCCTGAATAAAAAGTATAGTCCGGAAGCTGCACTGTATGCGCTCCCGGATCACAAGTTATGCGTGAAGAGCATATACAATTATGTCTATGCTCACCGGATTAAGGGTGTAACTGTTAATAATTTACCTTATGCGAAACCTAGGAAAAAGAAAAAGAATGAGGAAGAAACAACCAAAAGAGAATTTTCTCGGGGTAGATCCATCGAAGAGAGACCCAGGGAGATCCTGGAACGTAAAGAATATGGTCATTGGGAAATGGATACAGTTTACAGTTCCAGGGATGATCTTACGTGTCTGTTGGTGTTATCTGAAAGAAAATCACGTGATGAACTGATTTTTAAGATCAAGGACAGAACTGCAAAATCTGTGATCAGGACACTGGATCAGTACGAAAGAAAAATAGGTTCTCCGGCATTCAGGGGAAAGTTTAAGACAATTACCTGCGACAATGGAATGGAATTCGCAGATTGGCAGTCTATCGAAAGAAGCTGCAGAACTAAGAAGAACCGTACAACAGTCTACTTCTGCCATCCGTACTGCTCTGGGGAACGTGGAACGAATGAAAACAGTAACCGTTTTATCAGACGGTGGATTCCAAAAGGTGATGATATTGGTTTGTATTCAAAAGCAGAGATACAAGCTATCCAGGATTGGATGAATCACTACCCCAGGAGACAGTTTAACGGTCTGTCCGCTTCCGATCTTGTAGGTTAACCAGGCACCTGATGAAAGGCATGAAAACTTGCCTTTTCTTTTGATGCCCTTTTTTCTTTTGTCCCCCGGGGAGATGGGCGGGGGACATATAGACTATCTTAGTAATCGTATTTTGATTACTTAGATAGTCTTATGAGGGGGTAGGAATGGTACCAAAATCTGTACCAAAAATTTGACAGAAAAACAGATTATGCAAAAGCTGTTGTAAATCTGCACAATAAAAGAGTACTTTTAGCGCCTGATCCGGTTTCTAAAAGCACTCTTCTTTTGTGCACAATTAACAAAAATGAATATCTGTCTAAATATTACTTGCAATTCTCATCCATATATTCAATTGTTGTATGTAAAATTTAATTTCTCTTTTTGTTATATTCTCCAGTTGATGCTTCGCTCTATTAGATCAGGGTCACAGTTCACCTTTATTGCTCCTATGGTTTCAGCTGCATTACTTATACCGGTATATTTTTCACATAGTTCATAAATTCTTTTCATTCTCTCTTCTAGTACCTTACATCTGATTTCCAGTTCTCTTTTTGGAATCTTTTCTAACCTTTCCTCTAAAAATCTGCATTTCATTTCAAGTTCTGCTTTTGTCATTTTTTTCATTCCTTTCCGGCTCCGGCGGAGCCACTTGTTTTCGGGTTTCTGCTCTGGGTTGTTGGAAAATCTTGTTAAAGTTCCTCACGGAGCTCCTTTTTGTACTTATATAACGTATTTCTGGATATGCCAGCCAACTTCTGCACTTCCGAATCCCGAAGAGATCCTCCATATTCCCGACTGTGTAATTTAATAATTTCTTTCGCCGTAGCAGCTTTTTTAACATTAAGTTTTCTCCCCTGCAGCTGGCCGATCTGCTTCCCGGCCAGTCTGGCCGTTTCTATTCCCTCCCTGGTACGCTGATGTAAATCGTCCAATTCCTTCTCCGCCTGCTCAAAAGCTATCCTGATCTGCTTCTCGGCGATTTTCCGAAAATAATTATTGATCCCCTTGATTATTTCATCTTCATCTGTTCCCATAAGAGCAATCTTGTCCTTTATGTTTTCGCGATACACTGCAGTATCTATATAATGCTCCACTAGAAATTCAAGTTCTATTCCCCGATCAAATAGTTCGAAATAATCTGCTACTCCCTCATCCGCATTACGTGCCATTCTGGATACACTATCAAATACTATCAATGACCCCACCGGTATTTTAGGAATAACCCTTTTCCATTCCGGACGATCTAGTGTACTACCGGTGTAAATTTCTTTAATAATAATAGCATCAGGATATATTTTTTTGATATTCCTTACCTGACGATCAATATTTTGTTTTGCCGTCGATATTCTCACATATCCATAAATTCTTCTATCCATAAGTAACATTCTCCCTATCTATAGTACAAAATTTAATGACCGTTAAATTTGGTACATATATTATATCACTATTCATTCATTAAAGATAGCACTTTTGGTACAAAATGATATTGACGTTAAATTTAGTACAATTTTTATTTTTTTCTTGCATCATTTAATAAAATCAGATATACTCAAATTGTGAATAATAGCTGTTGACCATACGGTCAGCAAAAGGGAATCCTACGCCAGGGATTCCTTTTTTATTTTCTCCCACCGGGGCTGCTTATTTTTTCTTGGTGGGTGTATTTTAGCCACCTAGAAAAATTTAGCAGGGGGGCCAGCGTCAATTCTTTTTGGCGCTGGTTTTTTTGCCCTATAATATGTTATGGTATAGTATAACATATTATAGGGCAAAAAAATGGGGTTTGGGGCGCTCCCCTGGGAGATGGGCAGGGGGAGCCCGAACTGCAAGTTGGGTTTGGTACTTTCAAACCTTACTTGCAGTCGGAAGGGGGTCGGAATGGTACACGCACAATGCCCTTGCTCTTAATCTCCTGCTTATTATTTTAAGGAAAGCCCGAAGGCTTCCCCATTACACGGATACTACCTCTAAAGATCCCCTTGCAGCATCATAGTGGTAAATGCTATATGACAGTCTTTCCTCTAAAGAAACCTCCGTTCTGTTTACCTCCTCAACCATGGCTTTATACATCGGTAATTTATCTTCATGGTAAGGATGCGCTATCCATTCATGGATACTACTCGGCAGTACAACATAGTCTCCGCCTATTTTCTCAGAAACTTCTCTCAGCACTTCCGAATTAACAAGCGTACCTGCTCCATAATACATGCTATCGATTGTTACCACCAGCAGCTGAATATTTAATTCCCTCAGATCAATAGGGTAACCGGTATCTTCGAGCATTTTCCACATGGGAATTATTTCCGTTTTTTTCTTTACATTTTCAACGGCATGTTCATACGCTTCAGACAGGGAAAGTCCCGCTCTCTCCAGAACACTCTGTGATACCTGGATAGAAAACTGACCGTTGGGATCTTTATGCTGCTTCAGCGCATCGATTTCCACCGGCAGATAAAAAAGTACAATGAGATCCAGATATTCTGTATAAGCAAGATTCTGTTTCTGGATCTCCGGCAGGTTATCCTTGTAGACCATCCGGGGCAGAATGTTATCCAGAATGAACTCGGGGGAAACATAGGGTGACACATCAAGGGAAGCCGAATTTTCCTCAAATAATTTCATGAGAAAGTCTGCAACAGACTCGTCATCATCTTCATACCATGCTCCGTAAAAGATGGTAGGACTACAGTTCTTCTTCGGGTTTACCAGCTGATATGCTTCCAGCATACAGTTATTTTTCCACCGCTGGCAATACTCCAGGGTAAAGGGTGCCTCTCTATCCGCCAAAATAGAGTTAAGGCAAGTCATTCTTTCTTTCATTTCGATCATCATAGTGATCTCCTTTCTGCGCTTTCATGCGCTGTGAATAATAGTTTATAAAGTAAAAAGAGCCGGCTTATGCAGCTGGCTCTAAGTACTTCCCTGATATGGTGGTAACAGTACCTCGGATTCTGTAGAATGCTTCACCGTACGTTTTGCATCCGGCTGTCACTTTCTGATGGTGCAGCCAGTAAGTAAGGTAGATACAGTCGGACTTATTATTCCGGGTATCAAACACAAACTGTAATTCTTTTTGATAGCAGTCATCCCGGAGTCTCTCCAGCTTCTGTAGGTTTTCTTCACTACAGTTCAGCGCGGTGATGCGCACAATACCGTCTTTTACAGTAACCTCTTCGATTTCTATAGTCATTGGCAGCTCCTTCCTTCTATACCTTGGATTAACCAAGGTATAGAGATAACATATAATCTTCATGTCTTTGTTCACGTTCGGCGAGTTCAGCTTCCGTGAGTTCCTTTCCTGCGGATTCGTCAGTAAATATGTCCATTACATCTACTTTCATTTGTTCTGCCTCCATTCTGTCTATTCAATTTTCAAGGTACATTTCTTTGTTTGCTGTGAGGCTGCCCTAAAACCGGTTTTTTCCGGATGTCAAGAAACAAGGGCGAAGCCCGAGACGCCGTAGGGCAGTTCTTGGCATCCGGGAAAAATTGGTTTAAGCCTGTTTTACAGCAAACAAAGGGATGTTCATTGAAAATATAGACAGGATGGGGCAAATGGAAGTAGATGTAATGGACATAGGGGACCCGTAAGGATCCTTACGGATGAGAAATCGCCTGGAACGGCGCAAACTCTCTCCCCTCCGGGGGGATGGGTCATGGCATGACGATGAGCATGACCCAGGAGGGCCTTACTTCAAAGCAAACCGCTGACCGGTTTGCCTCCCTTTTCTCTTATCATACACTTCTGGTTTTGATATGCTGCAGTCTGGCCAGAATCAAGGCACACCGGGAGTACCTTGCCGGTGCGCCTCAAACTCTCTCCCCTCCGGGGGGATGGGTCACGGCATGACGATGGGCGTGATCCAAGGGGGCCTTCCTTCAGAGCAAACCGCTGACCGGTTTGCCTCCCTTTTCCTTTATCATGCACTTCCGGTTTTGGCATCCTGCGGTCTGGCCAGCATTAAGGCACACCGGGAATACCTTGCCGGTGCGCCTCTAGCTCTCTCCCCATCGGGGGGATGGGTCATGGCATGAAGATGAGCATGACCCAGGAGGGCCTTCCTTCTGAGCAAACCGGGCTGTGGTTTGCTTCCTTTTTCCCTTATCATGCACTTCCGGTTTTGGCATCCTGCGGTCTGGCCAGCATTAAGGCACACCGGGAATACTTTGCCGGTGCGCCTCAAACTCTCTCCCCTCCGGGGGGGATGGGTCACGACATGACGATGAGCGTGATCCAAGGGGGCCTTCCTTCAGAGCAAACCGCTGACCGGTTTGCCTCCCTTTTCCTTTATCATATACTTCCGCTTGAGGTCATGATAATGTTGAAATATGAAGTTTCTCTTCCATTTTCCTTAGAAACAAGAAATAATTTCACATATATAGATAAGAAGGTGGTTTAATTGATTGTATGTTATTATTAAAATATGTGACATTAATTATTTTTAAATTTGGAAAGGATATTCTTATGAAGAAAGAATTAAAGCGTTTTACTTTTAAACCTGTAGCGCTACAGTATCTAAATGATAATGATGGTTTTTTTTATGCCAACCTACAAGAGTCTGTTAATGAATTATGTCAAATCTTAGATTTGAAGAAAAAACCTTATATTTACATATACCCAAGAAACATCAATCTCTATGATGGAACTAGAGGTCTCCACATTACCAAAAAATATACTCCTTCAATGATTTTTGTTAGATTTGATGAAAAATGGACTACCATGTTCTTTATTCTTGCACATGAAATGTATCATGAATATCAATGGCGTACATCTTCTAAATCATTTACAGAAGAAACGAGAGACAAGAGAGAAATAGAAGCCAATGCCTTTGCTCTGGCCTACTGCAGATTATTAAGCAGCCGGTGTAATGATTCTAAAAATGAATGGTATAAGACCCCTGAAGAATTCGGACCTGATGTCTATGCATTATCTGATGAATATGCTGAAAAATTTGACTTACCTAAAAGTAACCAGGCTAATTAAGCCTGGTTACACATTAATTGCGATGTAGATATTGTTCCTTTTTGGCCTGCTTACTTTGGGACTTAAATTCTTGTTCTCGAAGCTGCTGTACTTTTTTATCTTTACTCTGTGCAAGGCTATTGAGCAGTTGCTTAACCAATGTATATGTTATAGGATTGTAACTTGTTCGATCTATATTTTTTAAGTACTCTCTGGCATATTCATCTCCCTGCCGATCAGCCTCCTGAAGCCATAATTTAGCGGCTTCTTTGTCCCGGTCAACTCCCAATCCATAAAGATAGCATTTGGCCAACTTAACCATAGCATTTGTATTATTCTTTTGTGCTGCTGAAGTATAACAGGCTACAGCTTTTTTCATATCATAATATGGAGAGTCTTCTATAGCATAAATATTACCTTTCTGTAAATCTATAAATCCCTTTTCATCATCTTGTATCTTTGCTAATGTAGACAATGCCAGACCATAGTTGCAACCTTCATAATTTTTATCAGCATATATGCGACTGATGGCCATTTGGATTCTATCATAATTTCTATCAATATCTTTATTATTTAATGTGTCCAGGAGCTGTAGCTGCTTCATGGCAAAACTCAGGTTATAGTGACCATTTTCTTGATTTTGTACATCTGCGTATATCTTCGCCAGCGATAATCTTCCGGTAACAGCTTCTGGGTTATCCATCAATGCCTTGTTATAATATGCTACCGCTTTCTCACAGTCGTAATACATACAGTTCTTATCCTTATGTAAGTCTCCGAGCATTTCATAAATGGCTGATCTCTGTCTCAATTCACTTTTCGATAGATCATTCAATAGTTCTTTCGACTGAAATTCTGACAACACCTTATGAAGCTGTTCATATGCCAGGTTAGGATTATATGCATCCTTTCTCAAATACAATTTTGCGAGTCCTGCTTTCGCCACAAATATATCTGCCTCTGCTGCTTCTCCCATATATTGCAATGCCTTTGGAATATCATATACTCCATATTCAGCTGTACTATATATTTTTGCCTGGTAATATCTTCCCGTCAGATTTCCTTTTTCCACAGCCTTATCATAGTATCTCATTGCTGCTGGAATATCACCAAGACTTAGATGAATTTTTGCCTCTTGAATCGCAATTCTTCCTTTTTCATCCTTCTGCTCTGGCTCTGTTAAAACTTTCAACGCAGCATCATAGTCTTGCTCTTCCAAATATACTTCAGACAAAGCTATCCTTGCTTCTTCAGTATACCAATTATCTCTTATCTCACCGCTCTGACTCTCCTGAATACATTTTGTGAAAAATTCCTTTGCAGTTTGAGGATCATCTTTTTCCAATGCGCATTTACCCAGATTAAGATATATAGATTCTAATGACGATATATCTCTTTCAGTTTTTCGAGTGTATTTTTTCTGAAGTCTATGCTGAATATCTCCCAGTGCCTCCTTTAAATGCTGCTCTGCAAGTTCTACGTTATAGACCTCATAATTTTTATTAAGATATAGTCCAGCCAATTTTATATGTGCTGCTACAAATTCCGGTTGTTTGGTGTCCCCCGGATATCTCGGTTCTTTTCCTAGTTGAATAGACTTTTCTAGTTCCTTTACTCCTTCTCTTAAATTATAGAAAGTATTTCTATCATCAATCAGCATAGATCCCTTTTGAAACATTCCATATGCATTTCCATTATGAGCAGCTTTTTCATAGCATTCATAGGCCGTTTTTTTATCATAACCTGCATAATTGGAATTGTTGTATATATTTCCCTGTTGCAAAGATACTGACCCTTTTGTATCAGAAGCTCCATTAAGAACTTCCAGTGCCTCCTCATAATCGCATAATACAGATTCATTGTCAGCATACAACCGGCTCAACCGCAACTTTACATAATTTGACCTATTAGGATTCTGGTTAATAGCCCATTTATAATATAACTCTGCTTTTTCCGGATCATAGAATTTATCATTTTTATCGCTATAAATACCTCCCAGCATCGTATATGCATCGAAATTTTTGCTAATTGCTACACTCTCATTAAGACATGATAATGCCTTATTATAGTCATACAGAGTGGATCCTTCATTGGTATAGAGACGTGCCAAAGAATTTAATGCTTTCTGTATTATTTTGTCACTGGAGCTATTATTCACTATTTCCCTAAATTTTTTTTCTTCTTTTAAGGGATTATCTTTCTCTTCCTCACTGTCATCATAGTCTTCCTCAAAGTCATTTGAATCTGTTAGATCTATGTTTTCCTCCTCAGAATCAGGATATATAAAATCGGCATATACGAAATCCTTATCTCCCAAAATCTGCTCTTTTAAACAGCATACGGATTGCAGGATTATGTTTCCGGTTCTGTTATAAAGATCTTCTTTGGCCGAGTTCATCTCCTTCGAAATTTCACGGCTCGTTTTTCCCAAAACCCGATGAATATCTCCTACCGCTTTCATATAAACATCATACTGTACACCTATATCGGGTCTTTTGAACAAAATATCCGTTACTTTATCAATATAGCCCTTACATTCCGGTGGCATAAATTTATATGCAATTCTGCCGGAGCCTGGCATTGTGTTCAATATTTTTTCATATAATTCATTCAGCCTCTTATGATCTTCCGGTGATGTTCTGTCAGGAAGAATTTCCTTCAATACCCCAGGAACATATTCTTCCTGATACATTTTTTTGATATAAGATGTAATTTCATTCCGTGACGCATTCTGCTTCGCATAAAGTTCTTTCCGCTCTGCTTCTGTTATAGATCTTATTAAGGCTTCATTCTCCGGAGTGAACATTGCATCCTGACAAATCTTTCGACATGCCTCCTGCCTTGCTACATGTATATACGGTGACATAACCTTATCCCTATTATCCCAAAGCATATAATGTACATGTGGGTGATTCGCCTCTGCATGAAAAGCAGCTACCCAAGTCATATTATTAGGGCTTACCGATAGCTCTTTGGCAATATCTGGCATTACTGACCGCAGATAAGTATTCCATTTTTCTGCTGATGTATATTCTAATGCCTCAGCATCTTCTTTTGATAATGATATGATACCCCTGAATATAATTCGATCCTGCTTTGTTACCTCATTTAATTTTTTTGATACCTCTGAGAAATTATCAGTATCTATATTTCCGAACAATCCATGGCTTCTTGGTCTGTTTGTAATATATTTCAGGTATGTACTATTATCCGCTTCTTTGCCTATCAGATCTTCACCATAATCATTAAGATCAGCATTTACATTAACCATATCTTCAATGCGGTTAATCTGAGATAAGTCTACACCTTCTCTGGTAGCGATATAGTGCATATAATTATAATTTTTCTTAGTATATCCCCCTTTGTTTGGGTTCCAGCATCTTATCTTTGATACAAGCGGTTTAAATCCATGTCCCATTGTGTCTCCATGAAGTGACATGATGTCACCTCTATTTTTTTAATTAGATATCTTGCTTTTTGCTATTTTCTGTTGTGTCTGATGCTCTTATGTATGATACCGCCTTTTTCCTTGCTGCATCGTAAGCTTCTACAAAACTCTTGCGCTCTTTTTCAGGCACAAAACTATTAAGAGCTTCTGCTGACAGATATGCTGCTGCACCAGCCTGTATACATGTCTTAGCAACTAATCCAGCAATTCGATCTGCCTGTATATCAACCACAGACTTTAATTGTGATCTGATAATCGGAGTGAGAAAATCTATATTTTCCTGTGTCAGTATTCCCCGTATTCCTTGCATCGTATATTCCCTGACAAGACTGCTCATAGATATATTTTTTAAAGCTGCGTATCTTTTTAAGTTTTCATATTCCTCTGTAGTAAAAAGGACCTGAACAGAATGTCTGTCTTCTTTACGTCTCGGCATGTTTTTTCTCCTTATCAGTATTTTGCAATCCAGAAGTGACATGATGTCACCTCTGGTTATAATGATATATGTTCCTCATAAAAAAGTCCAATAAAATCGCATTTTTTCTATATTATTTTAGTAATTTAAGGAACATATAAATATTATTTTTATTATGTTCCTTATTACTAAAATTCCTTTATTTATCGGCTTGTCCGATAATATGTATACTGGGCGTTCCTTGCCCCTATTCCTGCCACATATATGCTCTACATATATGTGGGGTTCCTCAAGCCATCGCAGATGCCTTGAGGACCTATATCGGGCAATTCTTTGCCCGATATAGGATCCAGAGGTGACATCGTGTCACCTCTGATTCTCTCTTTATATTATCCAAATGCTGTTTTATTGCAGCCCATATGTATGTTATTATATATAATAACATATAAGAAGTGACATCATGTCACCTCAAGACAAAAAAAGAAGTGTGCCAGGATTACCTTAATGCGCGACGAAGGGCGGCTGGTATAATCTACCTGCCGCCCTTAAAAACTGTCTTGTTTCATTTGTCCTTATCAATAAACGTATTTATATATTCATTCACACTTTGCCCTGTTGATGCCGCTTTCTTTTTTATTTCCTCTTTCCTGCCTTTGGGTACTGTTAAATTTATTCTATCGTACTTTTCTTTTATATACTCGTTTTGGTAAGATATTTGGTTAAATCTTCCGCTTTTTCCTTTCATCGTTTTCGTAGGGTAAAGTTTTTGTAGGAAAAATTAATAGAAAAATAAAGAAAGCACCTGGGTCCTGTGTTAGGATTGAAGTTGACGAGACAAAAATCCAAGGAGGGTGCTTTCATGATTAATAGTATACAACACTTTTGCGAGAATGGGGTAAAAAGATTAACAAATGTTTTCAAAACTTATACAGATGACCTGACAAAGATTGCAGAAATG